CATATCTGGCATTCTTTTAAAATCTGAATCCATAGGAGTTGGTTCTGCGTCTGACTTTTGACTAGGGTGTTTAAAGTATAAATTACCTGATACCGTTATTCTTGTACCTGGTGTTTTAAAAGGTATAACTTCGTGTCTTAACAAAGCAGGAAAAATCCATACATATCCTTCCTGTGGCAAATAAGATTGTGTGTGAGTTGCCCATTGTGGAAAAGAGTGTTCACCATAATGAAATATGGTTGCACCTGGTCCAGCACTTCTACCTGTATATTCTTTTCTTTCTTTTTCTATGTCGTGTGTTTTTAAATACATAACCCAAGATAACATTCCGCTATGTGTATGTGTTGGATTGTACTCATTTTCTTTCATATAATTAATCCATAAACTTAATAGATTAAAAGATTTAGACCAATGTGGTTCGCTGTAAGTTGTATTTAAAAATTGACAATTTCCTTCTACATAAGAGTCTATGTATGGTTGAAATTCATTTACAAACCATCTTTTGTCTTCAAGACTATATCCTCTTTGGTCTGACATTAAACTTGCTAGTTCAGAATTTCCTGAACCTACTTCTTTTTTTTCTGCTCTTTTTAATAGACCATCAATTAATGGCTGATGTACTTTCATCAATGCCACATATGGTCCAAATTTTATATTACCTAATATCTCTGGTTTCATTCACTTGCCTCGCTGTATAGTTCTTTTGCAAAAGCTTTTAACTTTTGTTTATCTAGGTCTGTATTTACTTGTTCAATATAGTTACCTAAAAATGTTAACGTATCTTCTCCTTGTTCAAGTATGTCGTCTCTTACCGTGACATTTACATCTGACATATCTTCTATTACGTCAATAGCGTGGACATCAATCTCATTATATATTCTGTCCATTAATCTATTGTACATATCTGTATCTGTTTTATTTGACACAAATAATTTTACAAAACACTCATCATATTCTGATAAATCATAATTGTCATAGTTAGTTTCTTTATCGTTATATATTATCTTCTTGAACATTCTAATAGGATTTGGTATTCTTGTTAACTCTCTTGTTTGAGTATCAAAAATATGAAAACCTTTAGGGCACATATAGTCTGACCAAGTCATTTCGTATTGTGTGCCAAGATAATATATTTGTCCATCATCTGACTTTTTATGAAAGTGACCAGACAAAACTTTTTCAAACCTTTTAAACATACTTTTTTCTTGACCGTGGTCATTAAAATGGCCGTTATGCATTTCAAAACCTTTTACTTCTAAATGACCCATTGCAATTGATGAGGTACTATTTTTAATCTTTTCAACAGAATCAGTTTCGTTGTCATCACATATCCAAGGTATAAACAATATTGGTAAACCATCAAACTCTACCTCTGTTGTTTTAGTATATAACTTAGCACCCTTATTAATATCTAAATTTTGTAAAGCATTTACTTCGTTTGTGTTCTTATAATATGTGTCGTGGTTACCAATAATAATATGAGTGTCTATATTTAATTCTTCTAATTTATTAAAAAATACTTTTTTAAAATTGTGCGCTGTATTGTGATTGATGAATTTACGTCTATCTACCACATCACCTAGGTGTATAAGTGTTGTAATATTGTTCTCTTTTAAATACGGAAAAAATAGTTCATCATAGAATCTATTTTGATATTTAATAAAAGCTGGACTATCGTTTCTCACACCAAAGTGAGTGTCATTCAACAACGCTATTTTCATTTACTTTTTTTTCTTTTTCTTTTTAGGTGCCAGATTAGAGTCTTCTTCTTTTGGTAAATTTTGTCTTAAAAACTCCGAGAATTGATTCTTAAATTCTCTGTCTTCACCTGGTTGTAAAGTCATATCATCATAATTAGAATCAGCAATCATTTTTTGTTTGATTGTTGTCTGTTTCTTTTCTTTTTGAATTCTACGTATAAATGCATAATATATTATTTGCGTGAAATATGCAAAAGGATTATTTGATTTATCTGGATTAAAGTTATCTAGGTATTGTAAACAATTTTCTATACCATCAGAAATCATATCGTCTCTGTATGTATAGTTAATAAAATTAGGTCTATATGATAGGTGATTTGCTATTTTTAAAAAACAACTACCTATATAATCTGTCACAGGTGGTTTAGGTTGTTTTTTCCTTTTTGCCCTATTAACAGATTTACGATACTCAACCATAGCGGCCAAGAATTCTTTGTTATTTACGTAATGTTCTGGTTTTGATTTTTGTCTTGCCATAATATCCTCATACTATATTATTTTTTGTAATTTGTCAATGTTCATTTCACACTTGACAATTGAAAAATTATCCGTATAATGAGCGGTGTAGCGTCTTCAAGAACACTAGTGTATAGTTTTATTTCCTTCATCTTCATCATCAAATTCTTCAAATATTTCTCTTATCTTTTTACTTTCTTCGGCCGTAAACTCTTTTCTTTCATATGATTGTTGATTTCTTTCAGGCGGCCGTATTGTATGATATTCTTTTGATATAATACCATATTGTGTGGTCATTTCTTTTGTTGCTCCTGTTATAGTCATTATTTTATCTTTTGGTATTGTGACTATATTATCAGGTGTAAAGTTTACCCAACGAATCAAAGCAATATAATCTCTGAAACCAGTTGATGTTATTTGAGGCACATACTTTATTTGTAAAGGCCTATCTAACCTCAACAATGGTGAATTGTCTGGTAATTGTTTATCTTTTTCTGGTAAATGGCATACGATATCGTCACCATTTATTAGTTTAATAACTTTTATATTTGTTTTAACTTCTTGGTGCATTGCCTAACTCTACGTTGTGAATTTCATAATCAAAGTCTTCTCCGCTGTAAATATTTATCCGTTCTCTAAAGTGTGCTAATGTATAGTTTTCTTTCTCATTATGAGTTAAATCATCTGCGACATCATATAAAGTAGCGTGTGAATTGTTATCTTTTAATCGTAAGCCTCTGCCTATTGATTGTAAATTTCTTATCCTGGACTTACTAGGACTAGCAAAAATAATGTTATGCAAGTTCCTAATATTAATGCCGGTACTGAAAGTCCCATAACTCGCAACGATAATAGAGTTGTCAGATTTTTCCGTAAGTTCCCTAATACGCTCTCTTCCTGTGGCGTCAACTCCGCCATAGACGTAATAAACTTCTTTATCTGTTGCTTTATCTTTAATTGCTTCATACAAATCCTTTCCGTGTTTTTCTACATATTGAAACAAACATAGTGTATTTCCTTTTAAACCAGAGGCCAAGTTTCTAATATATCTATTTCTTTTTTCATTAGAAACAATAAAATCCATTTCTTCTTGATATGTTTTATTCTTTATAAACTCACGTTCCATTTTACCGTGTTGTAAGACCAAACAGAATATTTTGAGGTCAGCTAGTTTTCCCTTCTCCTGAAGTTCCGTTGTGGTTACTACTTTATTTACAGCACCAAATAATCCTTCTAATACTAACTTATGTGTTTTTGAACCATCTAAAGTACCTGTCATACCAACTCTATAAGGGCATTTTACCAGTTTTGTCATAATCTTTGTTAATGATACTGCCTTAAATAGATGTGCTTCATCACCTATAATCATACCAAATTGTGAAAACCATTTTTTTGGTTGATTGTATATTGATTGCCAAGTAGATATGATAATAGACTTGTTTGTTTCTTTTGCGTGACCTTGATAAATTCTATGTACATTTTTTTCAGGCGACCAACCATAATCTTTAAAGTCTTTATATAATTGTTCTACCAATGAAGTGGTTGGTACAATAACTAATATTTTTTTCTTTGATTCTTTTAATCTTAATAGATTAAACCTTACTAATAGATATGTGATAAGAGACTTACCAGAGGCAGTTGGCGACAATAACAAGCACCTATTTGTTCTTGTTGCATATACAAATGCTTCTCTCTGGTAGTCTCTAACTTTGAAAGGTATCTTTAATGCTTCTATAAACTTATCTACTTTAGTATCATCAACTTTAGTATCAGTTATTTTTGTTCCGTCAACAACTTCTACATCATTATCTTTACACCATTTTAATACGTAAGGATATAAACCTGTATATATCTGTCCTGTTTGATAAGAAAATAATCTTATCTTTCCGTCCCACACACGATTTCTAAATTGAGGCATAAATTTAAAACCAGGCACCTCAAATGTAAAGAATTCACCTAGGTCTCTTCTTATACTTTCGTCTGCGTCAATCTTTAGGTAAACGTCATCTTTCTTTTCAATGACCAGATATCTTAAATTGTTCATTAAATAGCGCCACTTGTAAACTTACGCCACTCAATTGCATTTTTTATTGTAAAGGTTCTATTTGAAATTTGCCTAATAGTTCTATCTAAAAAATCAGTTGTGGTTTGTAAGTAATCTACTTTATGTTTTGCACGTTGAATATCAATATCTGAGTCAAGATATTTGTCAACGTCTTGTTTTAAAATTTTTAAGTTAAAAGGTTTCTGTGCATATACTGAAGCGTCAGCTTTGCCTGTATAATACTCCCACTTTTCACGTTTAAGAGTATGTAATTCTGACTCTGCCTTACTCAACATCAACTTAAATGTTGTTAAGTGCTTCATATATTTGTTGTGTAATTGAGGTGTTTTTAAAGACTCTAAATCTAATTCAGTTTCATTCAACTTCAAGTCTTTATCAACCTGCTCTTGTAGTTTTTCTAAATCCATAATATGTCCAATCTATCATAATATACTGAAAATGTAAAGTTTAGGATACGATATCAGTAGCTGGTCTGCCTTGTTGTGCAAACTCATAAATCTTGTATTGAAAGGTTGCCGTAGCAGATAAGTATTCAACATCAGCGGCTTGTTGGTTAAAATTCAAACTAGATAGACCTGTAGGAAATACGTCACTAAATCTGACTTCTATATTACCACGGTTTTTACTAGATAGTATGTTTAACGTGGCGTCTGAAAAAATAGGACCTATCGGAGTAGCACCAGAGACTACTTTTCCTGGGTCTGTAGCCTTACTATCTTTTCCTATGGTAGGAAATCTATCTTTATTTGCGTCTAGTATATTTGTATATTGTTGTCTATCTCTTGGAAAACCAACACCTGTCAACCAACCGTGCATTTCTCGGTAGTTATCTAAATTTTCATCTACTAAAAAAGTAATACTTAACTCTTCAAAACTAATCTTATCACCTGGTACAGGTATATCTCTGAAAGGTGTAGTTTGTGTAGCTGATGGCATAGACACACCAGGAACATTAGCAGAGGTACAAAAGTATTCTACTTTAGGTAATTTGATAATAGAAAACTTAAACTGCTGTGGCGAAGCCAAGTCAAGTTTTGTAGGTTGTCTTGATAATGCATTAGTTGTAGTCATATGGATATTTATCCATTACGGAAGGCAAAAAAAAGGGGCGAATAAATCGCCCCTTTTCTGAAGTTTGTACTTCGCAAAGTAAAATTACATTAAGTTTGCAACTTGTACTTTTTGGTAGTATCTGTTAGAGTTAGCAGAACCAGCGTCATTTACTGCTGTAGCAGCACCTGAAATCGCACCAGTTTCAGCGAATGGGTTAGCAATTAAACCATATCTTGTTTTGAAACCGATTTTTGGTTGGAATGTATCCTGACCAACAGCTCTAACCATTTGTAGAGGTACATACGGACAATAGAACATACCAGCGTCATAAGGTGAAGTACCTTTATAACCTACTACATAGTATTGCTTAGCAGCACTATTAGCAGAGTATGGGTCAATATATACTTTGTATCTACCGTTAAGAACACCAGCAAAAGTATTACCTGTGTCATCAACGTTTAGGTTGTTGTTAAGAGCTGGTGTATAGTCAAGTACACCTGCCATTTGAAGAGCAGAGGCAACATCTGAAGAACAGATTATCATATTACCTTTACCTCTTCTTGTTCTCTGAGCGATTCTGTTTGCGTCTCTTTCCAATTGGAACATTAGACCTTTGAATCTCTCAACAGACCATCTACCGTTTGAGTCTGTGTCTAAATCAAAGATACCAGCAGTTGTTGTATTTACAGCAGCACCTTTTTCAGCGTTGATGTAGATAGTTCTTACTACTTCTCTATTGATTTCTGCAAGAATCTCAGCAGATAAAATGTTTGCAAGTTCAGTCTCAGCGTCTAAACCGTGGATTGCTTTAAGGTCTTGAGCCAATTCCATAGTGTACTCGGCTTTAAGAGCTCTTGATTTAGCAGTCACCGTTGACTTCTCAATTGAGAAAGCCATTTCAGCAAATGCATTTCCACTAGCGTCACCTAATGCCTCAGCCGCAGCTGTAGTCATAGCAGTACCTTTTGTGTAAGTACCTGGTGAGCTATCGTTTAATACTGAAGGATTAGCACCTGAATGTGCTGTTGATGAATAACCATCAACACTTGAACCAGCAGCGTTTCTACCAGAGAAATCAGTATCAGCTTCGTCAAACATTGCTTCTGCGCCTGTTTGTGAAGTGTATCTGCTTCTCATAGCAAATATAAGACCAGTTGGACCGGTCATAGGTTGAACACCTGCGATATCGTAAGCAATTAAATTAGGCATTGCTCTTCTTACTAGACTAATTAGGATTGGATCCCA